ACCACATGCCACACAATGTGAAAGCTGGGTACAATCATCTGCCATAAAACTCATATCACATATCCTTATCGAATAACATTTAGTATATCATCAACTGTATTTGAAATCAACCTATTACTCGTAACATAATTATAAGCTCTTGATGTATCTGTAGCATCTCTGTCAAAGTTCTTCATAAAATCAATTAACTGATCTTGGTCTGTATATGTAAACCCAAACTCTTTCATTGTCGTGGCACCTGCAATGTCTCTTGCAGCCCAAGGTGTATGATTTAACATGGACTCAAGTAGAACCAAGCCAAATCCTTCAGTGTATGAATTGAGAACATACAAATCTGCTTCTTTGATAGCAGAGATAGCTTCCATCTTATCATCCAACATAAATGATTTGACAAATTCAGTATCTGGACGTTTAAGGTTTGATCTATTATCGTATCCAGTAAGAACAAGTGTAGTGTCAGGAATATTGGCTTTGTTAAATGAATCAATTAGTTCATCGAATCCTTTATGTTGCCAAAAACCACCACATGAAAGGAACATATGCTTTGTGGTAATTCCGTACTTTTGTTTGAATCCATCCTGACCAATAGAAAATCTAGGATCAATCCCATGTCTAATTTCTATAGCCTTATCTCTGACACCATATTTGTCAACATAAATCCAATCATCTATAGATGAACAACCGATAAACTTACTGTTTCTCAATCCATGCATACAAGTCTCTGATGTAGATGGGAGAATTAACATATAAAGGATTGGTGAAGGAATAATATGAGAATTGTTATGTACCATGTTCTGAGCACTTACGTCTCCACCATGAACAACAATGAGATCCCATTCCTCTGCCAAAATAAACTTATCATTGGTTACTCTAATACCATTTTGATCGCCCATATGTTCAGTAGAAAATACAGCAACCTGATGACCTCTTCTTGCTGTCTCTTCTGCCATATCACGAACGAAATACTCTGATCCACCAGGAAAAGGAGGATATCTATGAACAACGTATAATATCTTTTTCATATTTTCACCAAACAAAATTTTCTATGTTATATTTCACAATCGAAGAGAGTTCATTGTCGAACATTTTTTTGTTGTTCCACCCCAATGATTTTAATTTAGAATCATCGATGTTGTATCTTAAATCTTGACCAGCTCTTCTAACACTAAAGTCAGCATATTGTTCGTAATCATCTGGATTAATATTGAGACAAGTAAGGATCTTTTTAAAGATCGTCAAGTTACTATCTTCATAGTTGCCACTGATGTTATAGATGTCATTCTTAATATTGTTATCAATCAAGAATAGAATAGCATCAGCAGTGTCCTGCGCATGTAACCATACTCTACGAGGAGTTCCGTTTAGATGAAGAGGAGCTTTCTTACCCATCATAAGATAACGACAAGTCTTTGGAATGTACTTCTCTACATACTGACCAATACCGTAATTGTTAGTTGGTCTTACAATCAAATAAGGCACTTCGTATGTTCTGTGCCATGCTTGGATTAACATGTCAGCACTTGCTTTAGTGGCACTGTATGGATTACTTGGATGCATAAGATCTTTTTCAGTAAAAGAACCATCCATAATATCACCATACACCTCATCTGTACTAAGTTGAATTAGTACAGGCATATTGTAATTCTTTTTAGATTGTACTAGTCTCAAAAGGTTGTGAACACCATCGATATTACTTCTTACGAAGATATCATTATTAACAATGCTATTATCTACGTGAGTTTCTGCTGCTGTGTTTATAATATAATCACAATCATACAACATATCCAAATCATTAATGTTCTTATTGAGATATGTAAAATTCTTATATTGTTTAAACTCATCTAACAATTTAATATTTGCAGCATATGTTTGACTATCTACACCAAGAACATACCAACCACGTTGAAGACAAGATCTAGTAATATAGCTGCCAATAAATCCTAGACATCCTGTAACGTAGACAGCATACTTCATAATGTTCTCCGAATATTCACATAGCTTGGACTGTTGTTGGTAATAAATTGATCCCAACAATTAGATAGATCTTCTAACGTATCTGGTCTATATTGCACTATGTTGTTAAATAAGTCAAGTACTTCTGTATCACCAGTTGCATCATGGCTGAATCCTTGACCGTAGTCATCGTCACGTCCGATGCCAATTAACTTGACTGGAATATTTTCATGATCGAGATACAACCTATGAAACTCATATGGTCTGAACAACAAGAAAGGTGTGATACTATAGCACAAAGGAATCTTTCCACTTTGGGCTAAACCAATAGCAGCTCCTACCATCAACTGTTCACTAGCGCCAACATTAACAGCTCTTTCTGGAAAATCTTCTCTTACTTTATCCAGGACACCAAATCCTAAATCAGCTGTCACTAACCACACATCAGGATTTTCTTGAAACGTCTTATATAATAATTCACTTAGTAGCTTGCGCATATCTCTTGATAATCCTCTGGCTTCAAAACATAATAATGAGTTAGCAATCCTTTTGCAAAACTCCAATCTGGAGTTTCACTTATACGAATATTAATAGAAGGTAAGAATGCCATCAATCTGTTTACAAGATAATGGTTGTCTAGATATTCATAAGCACTCTGTCCATTAATATTAACATAGACTTTAAGATTATCTAGTTTGTGAGCATAGGCAAATCTTAGACTTTCCCAAATACTTCCTTCTGCTGCTTCACCGTCTGTGATAAGACAATAAACATTTTTAGTACGATCTGCTAATGCATGACCTACAGCAATAGGAAATCCACACCCAAGACTACCTGTACTACACCAGATACCATTTTCCATATCACGCTTTGGATGAATGCTGTGCTTCTTTAAAAGAGCTACAGCATTAATTCCTTTACGATATTCTAATTCACAATACAAAGCAAGGCCAGCATGGCCACTGCTTAAAATGAATACTTCATCGTCTTGTTTAGTATCATAAATTTCATGGATTATCGGCCACGCACTGAGGCTGCTACTTAAATGGCTAATTTTATTTTGATAGGTTATATCAATAATTCTTTTTTCAATATCATGCATTTTTAAAAATCACCATTAAACCACGTTGACATTGTTCGCCAGGCAAGCTGTTTTTATTAAACAACTTGAAGCTGTAACCATTCTTCTTGGCTGTATGATATATCTCTCTGAGATTTACAAAGTTGTTGCCAAAAAAATCAACATCATGATATATCAATATACCATTATCTTCTAACAGATTATCATAAACGTATTCAAACCATTGATCAGTATTATAATGATCTGCATCACTAACAATGAAATCATATTTTTCTTTACAATTAAATACGAATTCTTTTTCATCACTAGTAACAATATTCAATACATCTTTGTATTTTTCTTCTACGCCATCTGGAATGTTTCCACCCCAGTCTGACCAATTATCAACCAGCGTATAATCATATTCTTGCTTATTGTATTCTAACCCAGACAAAACTGAATCGACACTTCTTCCACCACCTAGTCCCAATTCCAATAGTTTAACTGGCTTTGAAGCAACGACCAATCCTAAAATTAATTCAGCATGGGCATAATCAACCTTCACGTTCTCATTCTGATCCCACATAATATAAACCTTTTGTTACTTCTTTTTCAATATTACCAAGAAAGCTGATTGATCTTCAATCATCACATCAAATAAACCCTCTGCTACAATTTGTTGATATCTTTCGTAACAACCAGCAATATGGCCATTAGGAATCATATCATGCATGCAAAGATAACCACCTGGAACAAACTTGTGCTTTAATAGGTTATAGCCATCCCATTGACTTAATGGGAAATCCATATCAATCATAGCATAGTGTAAATGATCAATAAAGGAAACATCTGTTTGATCAGTAACAACACCTTTTACCAATTTAACATTAAAGAGTTCTTGCTTGTCAAGTTCTTCTCTGATATATTCATATGATGTTTTTTCCATGCCATATGTGTCATACCAATATTGCATACACCAAGCAGCATATGCCTTCTCGCCACCTGCTCTAACTGTATCTGGACATTTGTTAGCAATTTCTTGAATTGGATGGCCTTCAAATGTATCAAAACCATATACGGTACCTCTATCTTTGAGGATCTTTCCAAGACTCTCTACGTTACCACCAAACGGAACTCCCATTTCAACTGCATAAATGTGGCCATCAAATTCAGTGAGACACTTCTCTACGAGAGAATGTGTAATTTTAGCAGCTTCGTTTCCTGGAAGTTGGTTTAATTCTAACATTTGGTTTCCTTAATAATTTGCTAAATTGATAAATTTTGAAATACCTGCTTCGACACTAAATCCGGTCTTGAATTTATATTTTTGCCAAGCATATGTTGTATCACATACCCAAAAGTTAGATTCAAATAACTTTTGAAGATTTTCTTTTTTCTCTACTGGAGCTGTTTTATTATTAGTATAATTGGCAAACAAATCATTAATTTCAAAATTACTATATTGTACACCACTACCAAAATTTACAATCTCACCCCTAGGAAGATTCTCATACCGAACTAGAATATCAATACCTCTAACAAAGTCATC